ACCATGTCTTGCACCAGACCTTGAAAGTCAATCTCTGGTGTCCATCCTAAGATCTCTCTTGCCTTTGTGGCATCACCACAAAGTTGCTCAACCTCAGTTGGTCGGAAGTATTTAGGGTCTACTTTGATGACGGTTTTCCCACTGTACTTGTCAATGCCAACCTCATCTAAACCTTCACCCTCCCATACAATATTCATACCAAAGTAGTCAGCAGCATGTTCGACAAAGTATCGAACAGAATACATCTCACCAGTGGCAATCACATAATCATCTGGATCTGGTTGTTGGAGCATCAACCACATTGCTCTCACATAGTCCTTTGCGTGACCCCAATCCCTTCTTGCATCAAGGTTTCCGAGAGATAGTACGTCTTGTTCCCCAACTGAAATTCGGGACAACCCTCTGGTAATTTTACGGGTAACAAACGTCTCCCCTCGTCGGGGGCTTTCGTGATTGAAAAGAATTCCAGAACTTGCGTGTAGTCCATATGCCTCTCTGTAGTTTTTCACAATCCAGTAACCATAGAGTTTCGCAACTCCATATGGTGACCGTGGATAAAATGGTGTAGTTTCTCTCTGAGGAACTTCTTGAACCAAACCATAAAGTTCAGAAGTGGATGCTTGATAAATTCTACATGGAAGGTCAAGAAGACGAACTGCTTCAAGGATACGAAGTGTACCCAGTGCGTCAACCTCACCAGTGTATTCAGGCATCTCAAAAGACACCTTCACATGACTCATAGCACCAAGATTATAGATCTCGGTTGGTTTGATCTTCTGAAGCAAAGCAATAATATTTGCCGAGTCCGTCAGGTCACCATAATGTAGATTGAGTTGATCATAGATGTGATCAATTCTATCAGTATTGATCAGAGAAGATCTTCTCACAATACCATGTACATCATATCCTTTTTCTAAAAGGAGTTCAGCAAGATAGGAACCATCCTGTCCTGTAATACCAGTGATTAATGCTCTCATTGAATATTGCTGTTTGTTTTATTATACAAAAAAAGGAGGTTGAAGTCAACCTCCTGAGGGTATTTTAGGCTCGCCACTTGCTCTTTAGAGAAGCAAGAAACTCGTAGGGGTATCCCGACCAGTGCTGTTATAGACCATCCGTGTCTTCGTCATCGTCACCCCTGACATAACAGGGGACACGATCTGGATCTAACCATTTGGCATAATCAATGTCTTCCATTGCTAGAGAACACTGCATACCATTATCAAACAGGTAAATGTCATTCCAACGTTGAGTATAGTAGTTCTGCTTCTGTAAACGGAAGTCAGGCATACCGTTTATCTCTAGGATACCTGCTTCAACGAAACGGTATCCTTCACGTTCGAAAATAACTTTAGGCTTCATTGGTTTCAATGATAACTCCTTCAGTATACAGGTCCTCGTAGAGTGCGTCAAGGAGGATTTCGTAGTCGTCGTATGGGTCGTAAGTAAACTCTACACCATTTTCAGAATAGAACTTGTAAAGTTTCTTGTAAATCTTTGGATGCTGACGATCTAGATCTACTTTGTTTTCTACTGCGTCAGTCAGAAGATGAAGACTCTTCTTAAACTTAGAGACAACTGAACTGCGAGACATTGGTTTGATTGATTACTCCGTTATTATAATATGGAAAGAGGGGTCTGGTCAACCCCTCTTGGACAATATTTAGAGTGTCATTTCTTGTTTGAGGCAACCGACATCCTAGGTACTTTGTACTGGAACCGATCATTCAAATCGTAGACCAGTTCATAGTTCTCGGTCAATACATAATACCCAACCAGATCTTTACCATTGTCTAACCACCCATAACTGATAACACGTTCATTGACATCACGCAAATCAATTTTCTTATCCGTGTTGAGATAGTGATTGAAACGTTGGTGAAGGTTGATCATCGGACCTCGAAGTTTAATTTTCGGACTTTTCGTTTCCGTCTGTCCTCTTGGTATTTTAGGTCAGCATTTGACAATATTGTACTGTTCTTAATATTATCTACAGAATTGAGCAATACAACTTTAGACAAATCAGTAGCAGTGATCTTATCACCTGTGATTGTAGTCATGTTTGGGCATCCACATGACTGTGTTTTATTATTAGCAACCAACTCTGTGTTGCATTCTTTGCATCTTACTGATAACATTTGAGATCATTTAACCTCCTTGATATGGGAAATACTGGATTCGAACCAGTGACTTATTGCTTGTAAGGCAACCACTCTACCGCTGAGTTAATCTCCCTGGAGCGGGGTATCGGAATCGAACCGACGACATCTAACTTGGAAGGATAGCGTTCTACCGCTGAACTAACCCCGCAAAAAATCATTCAACAGAATGAATATACATGTTGAATGCAAAAGTCTTTCTCATTATATCAGACTTGTGTACTGATACACCATGATAAATGTGAGAAGGAAACAGAATAAGATCACCAGTAGAAAGTTTAGGTCTATAGGTATCTTGTGCTGTCATACTGCTTCCACATTCTTGTTGTGGAAAGACTTTTCGTAACCAAGCATCAGGATAATCAGAACTATGTCTGTCTAGAAAATAAAACTGTGCGAAGTTTTCTCCAGAATTCATGATGAACACAGCAGACACATCTTGAAAGTGCTGATGTGATTCTTGGAAACCTCCTTTATTATAGCATGAAATCCATCCACCAGCGTCTAATTGATAGTTAATTTTGACACCGATATCATCAGAAAATCTTTTAAGACATGGGCTAATATAAGGTTGAATCCATGAAATATCATCAATCATGGTAACATCCACACTACAAAGATCATTCCAATTACATGTATTGTTATTGGAAGATTCCATTCTTTCTTCAAGTTTGGAAATCAATTCTTTGTATTTTGGGACTCTATACTGACCAAAGAAAGGTCCATAAAATAATCTATTAAGCACCAGTCCACATAGTATTAGGATCAAACTTAGATTTGGAAACCTCTGCCCAATCTTTTTCAAAAATTTCCATTCCTTTATCAGTGAGAATGTGGTTGTACATATCCTCAAAGACTTTAGGTGGCATCGTTACAACCTCAGCACCGTTGTACCAGGAACGAACGGCACGTTGAACAGTGCGTATAGAAGCAGAAAGAACCTGAGTCTTTACTCCTTGGACTTGATAAAGTCCTGCGATAGACCTCAGTACTTCTAGTCCTGCGACTGATTGGTCATCGAGTCGTCCCACAAACGGGCTGACATAAGTAGCACCTGCCTTAGCAGCAAGAACTGCTTGAGCAGCAGAAAAGATGAGCGTGACATTTGTTTTGATACCGTCTTGAGAAAGATAACGACATGCCATTAATCCATCATGAGTACAAGGAATCTTGATGGTAGCAACATCACCGAATTTTGCACTAAGACGACGACCCTCTTCCAGCATCTCAGTCCAGTTACCCATGACTTCCATGCTGATGTCTTTGACACCGATCTTTACGATCTCTTGGTAGACTTCTTCTGGATCTTTACCACTCTTCATGATAAGAGTGGGGTTGGTAGTAACACCATCAACCAGACCAGTATTAAAGTGTCTTGCGATTACTCCAGTGTCGGCAGTATCGAGAAAGATTTTCATGACGAACTTTGTTCACCTCTGTATTATATAGCCTAATCCCTTTGACGCCAATCCTCTGGTTTATCTCTTGTAAACCAATCTACAATTTCGTCAGCACTTTGGAATCCTGTTCTATGATTAGATGGATCAGGATCCCCAAGGTCCATCTTATTCATAAAATCATCCATACCACCCTCTTTCATTTCAGGGTTTCTTGCTTCTCTTCTTGCTCTTCTGAGCATGGCACCAGCAGAACCATTAGCCTTTGCTAACTTCTCTGCCCAGATCATGTCTTCTAAACCGACTTCTCTCCCCTCAACAATCGAACTGCAAATGGACTCAAGTCTTTTCCGATACTGAGTTGACAACATACAGCAAACTCTCCAATAAGGATTAGTTAACATAACCCTTTGTTCACCTTATATTTAGAGCCACAAGTCGGACTTGAACCGACGACCTACGGTTTACAAAACCGTTGCTCTATCCAGCTGAGCTATAGTGGCAAGGCTCCTCCACCTGGGCTCGAACCAGGGACATGGTGATTAACAGTCACCCGCTCTACCGACTGAGCTATAGAGGATTACGGACGTTTTTCTAACATGTATTCAACTGTGGTTGCGATGTCATTCATTGCGTCTCTGAGATCTGGTCTTTGACCTGATTCCATCCAGCAAGTAGTACGACGACCGTCAGTTAAAGTCCATCTCCATAGAGACATACTTTGACAATACCACAGTTTAATATTCATGTGCTCCTTCTTCAAAGACATAGTATCTAGGAAAGATGGAGCAACGTCTCAGGAGGGATTCGAACCCCCGACCAACTGCTTAGAAGGCAGATGCTCTATCCTGCTGAGCTACTGAGACAACGGAGAGGGAGGGATTCGAACCCTCGTAGAGGTTACCCCCTAACAGCATTTCCAGTGCTGCTCCTTCAACCACTCGGACACCTCTCCAAGTGATGTGTATATTATATATCAGAATGTCTGAGAAGTCAAGCAAGGACTAGTTTCTTGACATACTGATAAGAGTAATGCTCACGATTACCCTTGATACCCCAACCTAACCAATAGTAGGCACCCACCATATACTGATGAACTGGTTGTCCATGTCCTTCAAACTCGGGAAGGATACTTTGGAATTGAGTCTCATTAATCATGTAACGAGTCTGACCTTCAAGTGAGGAAGGATTACAATTATACTTCCTACAAAAAGACCCAAGACCGTTATACCGTGCAGCAGTAGTCCATTGAATTAAACCATATCCACCACGACGACATTGGTGATAAGGGACAATAGCACCACCCTCACATACATTAGGACGGAATCCAGACTCAGATTTAATGTTTCCCATGATCGTTGCCAGAGCATTACGATCAGAAATATTTGTCTTTTCTTGCAGTTCCTTCAGAACATACTGTTCATTAGGATTGCAACCAGGGCACTGCCAGGTCTTCTCCACAACTTCTAACTTGATTGCCCTCTTTTCATTAACAGTCACATCAACGGGAGGAGGATTCTTGATTTCACTGATGCTTGGGTATGCACAAGCAGCAACAGGAATAGTCAGAACAAATGGAGCAAGTAATTTTTTAAGCATTAAAATTGTTGAATTCAGCATCCACTTCTAAGAGTGGCTCAAAGTAATCTTTGCGGTAGTACCTCCCGAGAATATTACTATTGTAGTATGCGGGAGTTCCATCCGTCAAGGATTCGGTAAGGACATTGTTGATGAAGAGTTGCCTGGTCTCTTCAAAGTTGACCTTACCTTGAGTCTTATGTAGGCTCAGTATTTCTCGTTTGAAAGCAGAGTTCCCCACTTGTTTTCTTTCAGCATTAAGCTCATCAGAGCTGCCATAGTATTTTTTCCAGTCACTTTCAGACGTAACTTTTCTGTTTCCACCTCTAGGCTTTCTACGTTGCCAGAAGTATTTCCTTCCGATGTACTTCTTCCCGTTGGTGAGATTGGTAATACGGTAAACAAACCCAAAGTNGTCCCCAATACAGCTCCCGTCAAAATCGGACCCGTTATATTGCCAGGGATTTTCATAGTCACACATCCATATACTTTAAAAGTTCAGATAGTATTTATCNGAACCTTAGCAAAGGTAGTCTACACAAAAAAAGGCACCCTGTCAAGGGTGCCTTAAGGTTATGTTAGAAGTTATCAACGACCCATTGCTTTCTTACGAATGGTAGCAAAGTAGATCTTCTTACCTTCTTCTTTACCATACTGCTTCTTCATAGAAGCCTTCATACCAGAGTCATCATACTTCTTCTTTAACTTCTCTTCCTTTGCTTTGTCGGCAGCAGTCATCTCTCTTTCGGTCAAGATGTTTTCGATCTCTTCCTCAGTGAGTTCCATCATGACTTCTTCTGCTTCATCGATAGAGCATACGTCGTTTTCCAGGAGATAGTCCAGAACGATGTCAAACTCAGTGTCTTCACCAAATCTCTTAGCAACACCACCAGAGACGTTAGCAACACCTCTAGCAGTCTTTCCGATTGCCTTCTTCAATCCAGACTTGATAGCACTACCAACTCTTCTTAGAAGACCCCTCTTGCGGGTCTTAGTGCCTTCATCGGATCCACCTCCACCATCAGAAGAGGAACCACCACCAGAGGACCCTCCAGAGGCAGCAGGTTTAGCAGCAGGCTTGCTCTCACCACCACGAACATCCTTCAGAAGAGAATCAAGCTTTCCACCAGTCTTGTCTCCGTCACCAGAAGACTTTGCTTGAGGCTTGGTCTTTGCCATTGCCTCTCTCTTTGCTTTGATGCGTCCTGCTTCGAAACCACCCTTAGCAGCACCAGCAACCTCACCTGCTGCAGCAGCAGTCTTAGTGGCAGCTCTCTTGGCAAGAGAAGCACCACCCTTAGCAGCAGACTTAACTGCTCTT